AGGAGTTTGAAACCGAGAGCTAACATACGTTGGATATCCTCCTTGTTCCTCTACTTTGACTCGAAAATTACATCCGTCTTTTGAAAGATCAAAAATACGCTCACCAAATTCATCTGCATCTTCTCCTTCCATTGCTTCCATAATAATTTTATGTAATTGTCTTCCGAATCGAAGAATTTTAACTTTACCTTCATTCTCTGGATTGTCAGGGTCTTTAACAACATAAACATTAACTAACCAATTTTCTTTACGATTTAAAGATTTAGCTTTTTGTTTCTCTTCTTCCGAGCCAGTCCGTGATAACCTATACCGAGCTTCAGCAATCGGATCTCTATCACCCCAAGTTTGAGGGCTAATTGCACTTTGAAATTGACCAGTCATTTCACTAACCCATCCATGTGAGTAATAATGAAAAAATGTCTTACTAGGATCTTTTACAAAAGGTACTAATCGTAGTGTATACGTATTACCCGGCTTTAATCGCATAATATTACTAGTTGTATTTTGTTGCGTGGACTTCGCCATCGCTCCTTTAATAGATTCAAACATATTCGTTGTCATTTTATTTTTAATATTTTATTTATTGTTTTAATTAATTTTATTCCCAATGGTTTGATTTTTTTCGAAAACGTATATCTCGATCTCAAACTACTTAAAGTATTATAAAAGCTATCACATACAAATTCAACTATATTTTTTTCAAGATTAATATTTTTCTCTGATACATCTAGAGCTAATAAACAATAATAACTAATATCGTCTTTTTTTAGATCTAAAATAAAATCAGGATATATGCCTTTTTGGATATTTAAATATTCTCTACAGTTTGTTAGTTTATGTTCTACGCATTTATCATAGATGAATTTAAAGCTGTTTCTTAGTTTAGTGATATTAAATTGATCATCAGGCATAGTTAATTCTATTTCTTTTATATATGTCTTATATGTAGAAATAGCTCGAAACGTATTATAAAATTCAAACGGCACGTATTTCTCTGAATATAATTTATAAGGCGCACTGAAAAATAAATTCGGATCTATTTTTTTATTTTTTAATGTCAGTGATATTTTTTTAAGTAATACGTATTTTTTATCGTCTAGATTGTCGAATTTTTTTCGTGGTGTAAACCCTTTCTTATTTCTTGAAGTCTTAAGATACGTATTATATATAGATTGCTCAAACATTGACAATTCGATCATAGGTTTATAGAATTTTTTTTGAGATATTTAGTAATGTATTTACTTTTATATAAATATGGATCGTGTTGTAAGAAGGTTTTTACTAATTGAAAGTTACTATCTACTAATAATAGTTCTTTAAATAGTTGTCTATATTTTTCTTCTTTTAATACTAATAAAAATACATTTGCAAGGTTAATTTTTCTATTTTCACATATAGAAACAAAACTACATAATGTTAGAAATTGATGTATAATGTCTTTTTTTTCTAAAATCGTATACGGGGTTTCCATTATTTTATATTTAACGGTTCAAACTGTTTACTTAAAGTAAGTACATTATCATTTAATATTCCGCCGGCCGCATATTCATGACCTCCTCCATTACATATTTTTTTAGCGAATGTGCTTAGATTAAAATCTATATCTCTTTTTCTCCGTAAATATACTCTATTATTTTTTAAATTAATCATCATGCAAACATCACATTTATATTCATCAACTATATATTGCCCTAAATCATTGATATATTCACTTGCAAACGTACTAATAAAATTATAATCTTTACCGGATATAGAAAGCTTTGCCTGAAATAGGTTTATATTTTCTCTCATTTTTTTAAACTTGTAAAAATGATAACTAATTATTTTATTTTGTTCATTAGTAAATCCAAAAAAACCATTTTCAAAGTCATTAATAAAATTCTGTAATTTATCACCATTTTTATACCAAAGTAAAAAATTTAACTTATTACTCTCAGGAAATTTTAATTCATAACAATCGTAATCATTAGCAAATGCAATTAACTTTTTTTGCTCTACGGTTAGATTTACATCCGGGTATATGTGACTTAATGTTTTATATAAATGCTTGCTGCATGATGTTTGATTTACGTCAATATATGCTCTTGCGTGTGAGTACTCGTCTTTATGCGATTTGTGATGATCAAAGATAATTACATTACTCTTATCTATTAGATCTTTTATTTCAGTTGTATCTAAATCAAAGAAATATACTCTTTTATAATCTTCAATTTTATTGCGAGTAAGCCATCCTAGAAGTTTTTCGCGTATATTAGAAACTTTTAATGTTACAGCTTTTGGCTTGGGTCGCTTAAACCAAGTATAGATTAAATAGCTGCAGCAGCCATCAAAATCTAAGTCTGTGAAAATTATTTCTTCATTAGACATTGTATATATTTACATTACTCTTCCGAATTGTACAGCGTCATTTTCCGCAGTATTAACATCTTCATTAATGTTTAAATCATTGTTCTCCATAAGAGTAAGAGTATTGTAATCTATAGAGATTCGAGTACTACCTGTATTAGAACCAAATCTATTTTTAATAATGCCCATATGTAGCGCATTATCTTCTTCATCTTCTTCTGTCCTCCAAATACTTACAATAACATCTGCTGTTGCTCCTAATCCATAACTTTCTCCAATAGCCTCTAATCCAGGAGCACTAGTAGTATTACCATACCCTGTTCTATTTACTTGTGTCGCAGATATAATTGGACATTCAAAAGTATATGACATTGCTCTTACTTGTTCGGAAATACTTTTAACACGTTCATATGAATTATTACCGTATGTACTTGCTAAGAGATTTAAATAATCTAGTACTATAATATCAGGTTTAAATTTCTTATTAATTAATTTCTTAATAAACCCTTCAAGTTGCGGCGGTGTAATGGAGCTAGGAGCAAATTCTTTAATTATTATATTTGCTCTAGGGTGCGTCATTTTAAACTTCCCTACTTTTTCTTTTAATGTTTCTATATGTTCATCTAAATGATTTATCGGAAGGCCTGTAAGTTTTGATGTAATTCTCTTACAATAAATCATTTCAGACATCTCAAGAGAAACTACTAATACATTTTTATCGGCAGCAGCGGCATTACTTGCTATATTACTTAAAAATATAGATTTACCTACATTTGTCGGTCCAGCAAAAATATACATACTACGTCCTAGCTCTAAAAACCCTCCTCCTAACCTAGTATCTAACCAATCCCAACCGGTTTTGATCGTTTCTTCGCGGGTTGTTAAATCAATAATATGTTGCTCAACATCTTTAAAATAATTATGACCTATGTTTGTAGTGAGAGAAATATTACATGCTTTTGAAAATTTGTCATGAATACTTTTTACATCTCTCTCTTTATTATCAACGATTTCTAAAAATGTATTAAATACAGCTTGCTCTTGCAAGAACTTTTCTGTATAAGAGTATAAAATATCGTTTGATAAATCTACTTCTAAAGTGTCAATAATTTTCTTACTTGCTTGATAATGACCTTTAAGCTCGGAGGTATTTAAATATATTTCTAATTCTGTATTTGTCGGTCGTCTGTTATTTCTTTTATATAGAGCCTGTATTATTTTAACTATTTGCTGAAAGTCTTTATTTTTGAAGAATTTATAATTAAGATTATCAATAATAGAGTTTAGATACATTTCATCTTCAAGGCAGTTTTTAAAAACTACCTTTTCTAAATATTCTAAATCTATGTCTAAATAATTACTTTCGTTTGTTAGCATGTTCTAACAGAGTATTATAGAAGTAGTCTTCTGATTTGCTATACTCTTCTGTGTGGTTAGTTAGACCAGGTGATTCGTGAACAACATGAATAGGGGCAGTAGTTAAGCGCAACCCAGCTAAATGACAATCTAAACAAAACTTTAAATCATAATGATGAAATCCTTTTATTTTAGTATCAAATTTTATTTTTTGTTTTGCGATTGATTTAGTTCGGACAGCTAAAAATACACCATCTAATAATATTACCTCTTTCGGTGTTTGTCCAAAGATTGTAGGACTATAGTCTGTATTATTATGATAATGTGATACTATTCCAGACAAGGTTTCTCTCTTACATAATAAATGCCATAAACACGGTTTTATGACTTGTAATTTGCTACCACCAGCAAGACCGACTACATCAAATCCTTTCTTAAATAAATTACGAATTTCTACTAAGAAGTTTATACTATCAATAAATATATCATCGTGTACGAATAAAATACAATCATATTTTTTTAAATTTTCCGGGATGAGGTAGTTGTTATAAACGGCACACAACCCACTGGTGTTTTTATACGTAGGTTGTAAGTCAAAAGTAGTTATAGTGTTTTCTTCGTGATGAGTTAAACTTTTAGATAATCTTGTAGTTTTAAAACTAGATTCATCAGATTGAGTTGCAACTGCTATTAAAGTTTTCATATAAAGAATGGAGAATTTAATTCAAATTTTTGTTTTTCTAAAAATTTATTTTTACTAAAATTAAATTCATATATTGTTCCTTCCGTCGCAGATTTCCAGTCAGGTATTTGTGCTGAACTAAATGACGTATCATCTGTAAATAATGTAGATCCAGATCTAAAAACCTGTAATCTGCCCATGTTTGGCTCATACATCCAACATCCAAATGTACCTTTAAGCTCTGATAGTGCATTTTTAATACCAGACATATATATCAACGGTAATATTACACTACTATCTACCTTATTTGCTTTACCTTTAAGTTCATATTTTTCTGTTAATTCATTAAAATTTTGTAATACTCCGTTATGCGCTAAATATGTATTTTTATATATAAATGGGTGAGAGGTATCAGTATTGAATGTTCTAATTTTTGATGTAGGAGATTGTACGTGCCCTAGATAATATATACAAAAAGGATTTTCTTTTATAGGTTTATCGAAATCTTGTTCGTGTTTTATTGCTACCTGAATGTTATCTTTCATCCCTCCAGGGAACACCATTGTTATACTGCGTACAAAATTACCTCTTTCGGTGTTTTTTGTATATAATTCTCTAAAAGTTTTAACATCAGTTGACCCAAAGATTCCACACATATCACTTTAATTGTATGAACTTTACATCCGAAAAGCAACTTAAATCTTTACCACCTGCATAAGAAATAGAGCTTCTAAGTGCTTGTTGTATTTCTTGTAGTCGTACTTCGTATTCTGGTGCAAGCTCTAAGTCGACTTGTTTACCTTCAACAAAGTGTAATCTATCTCCTTTTTGTTTATATGAGG